TTTTGATTTGATGCAACTTGTAAGAAAGTCATTAATCTTTGTGACCTTACTTCTTTTTGCATTAATGATGTTGTACCTCTTGCCTTAATATGTAAGTCGCCTTTTATTTCTGGTGAGTCTTCATTAAATTGCATATTCCATGCAAATAAAGTTTCACCTAAAGGTCGTAAAAGATAATCATCAATATTTTTTATTACTGTTTTAATACTAAGAGCCGCCGCTCCCATTAACATAGACATACCTGCCGCAGTTCTAGTTGTAGATTGCACACCTGTTGTTCCATGTGAATAAGATGGAATACCAGTTGATTCATCTGCTAATTGTCTAAATCTATCAAACATCATTAAGTTTTCTGTTGATGTATTAGGAAACTTAACTCCGTGTATAGCTTGACCTGGCATACCACTTTGTCTTCTAAATATTTTACCAGGAAATACTTTCATATCTTGTCCTGGTACTAACATAGTTTCGTCTATATCAAATACTAAATTACCTGCTAATGCTAAATTATCAATAGCCATTCTTGCATGACCATTCATAATTGTTTGTGCATCATCCATATTTTCTGGAATACCTACTCCAAAAAATTGATAAGGATTTATTTCATATGGACAAACTAAATATGGTAATCTTGTAGGTGTAAATGGATTTAATACCAATCTAATGATATTTCCATTACATACCCAAGCATTGATTTGGACTTCATCCATATCATCCATATCATTATCGTCTAATTCTAAACCTGCTTCCATTGCAAGTTGGGTATCCATTGTACCCCAAAACTCTAAAATTTCATATCTATTTTTATCAAACTCATCTGTTGATTCTCTATCTTGCAAAGATGCTTCATATCCTCTAGCTTCATAACTAGGCCCCATATCTAAAGATTCACGAATTGCTTCTTTTCTAAAGTATGGTCTATTCATTAAATCACGAACTTGAGAACGTGTATAGACATGTCTTTGTATTACATACTCAGCATCTTCTATTGTAACAGCATCTGGGTCTGGATAAAAATCCCAACATGATACTGATTCTATTCTTGGTACTAATTTTGTTTTAGGTGTATATTCATTTTGTCCAGTATCTGAATTTTTAGACCAATTATGACTTTGTTGCTCATATGTAAATGGGCCTTTAATAACCCCTGTACCAAGTAAAGATGCTTCAAATAAAGCATGACGTAATACATTTACAGCACTAGATTCTTCTAGTTGGTCATGAATCATTTTTTCCATATTAGCTGATGCCATTTCAGCAGGACTTATTTGTGGTTCTGCCGCACCATCTTTTGATTCACCTTCTTTAAAATTAATACCTTCGTATTTATTTTTTAATCCACCAAGTATACTTGTTGCACCTGGTGCTAATTCATTTCCATCACCAGGAAATCCATATGGACTTTGTTGTTGCTCTGGTTCTTCTTTATTAAATTTAGAAACATGTGCATACTCTGCTATTCCTTCTGGAATAGGCGTAGGTTCTACTCCTACTGGAAATTTTCCACTAGAAAATAGAACTTCTATTAATTGTCCATATGCCGCAAGAACTTTAGTTTTAGTTATTTTAACAAATACTTTTGATTTTTCAGATTCAGTAAAAGCCATATCATTACCATAGACTCCTCTATAGTTTCTATATGCTCTTAACCATCTTTGCTCATCAAATTGACGAGCATTTTCTGCATCAATAAATTTACTTTTAACTAAACCGGCAAGACCAGAAACATCATAAGTTTCTTTTTTCTTATCCGTATCTCCTAAAGCTAAAATATCGGCGGATTGTTTTTTAGCCATTAATTATTTTCCGTCTGGTACTTTTGAAAATTCGCCTGTTGTATATTTTTTTAAAATATCAGCTTGTGGTTTTTCTTTTGCAGGTGCACCATCAGCAACTTCTGAAAGTTCTCCATGAGAATATCTTTTCATACTTGCTTTTTCTTTTGATGGCATACCATATTCCATACCCATTTCGCCTTGTTTATATTTTTTCATAATTGGTTGTGGCATATCTTCCTCCTAATAATCTTTTTCGTCAGCCATCTTATTAAATGATGGGTCAACATTATTTTTCTTTTCTTTAGGAAATACATCTTGTCTATCTTCCCAAGATGGTATTTGTCCTTTAATATTTGCTTCCTTACCTGCAGGCTTATCTTTTGAATAATCCGCACCAAGGTCACCTTGTTTGTACTTTGTTAATACTGGTTGTGGCATTAGCCCTCCTTAATTTTTTCTTTTAAGAAATCCATTAATTTCGGATTATCTACAAATATTGTTGTTAAACCATTAGCTAAACCATTAACTATTGATTCTTCTACTTTCTCATCTACATCCATATTCCATTGATATATTATTGCATGTAGCATTTCATGTATCAATGTATTGGCATGAGAAACTCCTGTTTCTTCTGCAGTGTAACCTATTACACCTTCTTTAGCAAAAAACTGTCCTTGTGCTTCATTTGCACTAGCAACAGTTTGTTTCCATTCTTCTAGTTTATAATTTTTATAACCTATTTTAATTTTTTCTGGTGTTTGCATTAATATCCAAATACTCTGTCAGCCGGTTTAAATTTTTCTTTTTCTGTATATCTATTTGCATCATAACTTTTTGGATGAACACTTCTACTCATTACTCCATATCGAAGTGCATCATAAGCATGGTCTTCTGCATGTGTATCTACATCTTCTGGATTATTTTTATCCACTGGTAACATAGGTAATGTTCTAACAACATTAGTGCAATTAGAAAATATTTTTAATTTTGGTTGTCCAGTATCTGGGTCTTTAGATAATAACTTATGTAATTCTAATTTACCTGCTACTCTACTTCGTGGTGACCTATCTGATGGTCTCCACTTACAACCTTCTCTAATCATTGTTTCTGCAATACTAGGGCCGGCATCCCCTCTTCGTGCCCAAGTTGAAGAATCCAAGATTCCGTATCTGATATACTCGTCACGTTCTTTTTCCAAGACTTGTCTCGCAAATACGTCTGCGGTAACTCTTTGGGTATAATGTTCTCTGTATACCCAGAAATTGTTATCATAGTCAACTGCCATCCAGAGAACGCAAGCCGCAGATGAATACCCCCAGTCGCATGTTCTGAATCTGAGCCAATTGCGGGGAATGTCAAAAGGCTGAACAACATGGGTAGTAATATCAAATTCCGGAAAAGCCGAGTTTTCAAATGCACTCCAATCTCCTTCTAAAAATTGTTTTCTTTGTACCTCTGGTAAAGATGATAACATAATCATGTAATCATCAGTTTGCATAAGGTACGGATTGTCTTGTAACTTAGCGGGTATAAATCTTCTTGTTATAGATTTTCTACCTGCTACAGTATCTATATGCACTTGAAATGCTTTGTTTGGTTCTGACGGGTCAACAAACATTTCTTTAACCCATAATGAACCAACGTTTCCAGGATTTCCTGTTGCTCTCATAAATACAGGTATATCTGGGTCTACACTTCTTAGGGAGGAACGCAAGAAGTTATAAATCTCTGGAGTAGGATATTGAGGTAACTCATCTATTCCTATCCATGTATAAGATTGACCTTGGTAACGAAGAACATCTGTTAAATTTTCTGCGTAACCAAATTCAATTCTAGCACCAGAAGGAAATCGCCATTCTTTTTCTTGCTCTCTCCATTTAGCACCAGGATATGCTTGACCATATAAACGTTGAGAATGATTAATCATATCTCTAAGTTCTGGCATAGAACGTCTAATTAATAATGCTCTATGATGTTGCTTATCACAATATCTAAGTGGGTCAATAAGCATTGCATAAGATTTGCCACCACCTCTTGCTCCACCATAAAATACTTCTCTTTCTGATGAAGCTAAAAATTCTGTTTGTGGCCCATCATTAGGTTTAAAGATTATATTATCTTCTACATGTTCTTGAACATTTGGAGGAAGTTTATCTACTTCCTTATCTGTCATTACTGCAGAATCTTTTCCCTTTAAAGCATCATCTGTTTTAAGAATCTGTTCTTTTCTTTTTTTAGCGTTATGTAAATCATTAGTGGCTTTTTTAATTTTGTCATCTTGTCTTTTGATAACTCTTCTAGCCGCTTGTTTTGCTTTAGTAGCTACACTAAAATGTTTTTGTTCTTGTTTTACTCCTCGTTTTCTTCCGAGGTTTTGTTTTGGTTTTGGAGGTGGGATGTCCATCTTTTATCTATAATTTTTTTTAATCCTGTATGTGTAATAGAACGACCTGTTTTTAAACTTAACCATTTAGCCACTTCACGATAAGAACAGTTATTTAAATATTCTTTTGCTTCTTCTAATGCATTTAGTTCGTCTTGAACTGGTTCTATGTAGTCAGTGTCTTCTGCTAGTTTATATCCAAAAGGTATTACTCTAGCTTTTCTTTTAATTGGTTCCATCTTTAGCAGGTAAAATAAATATTCCATGAGCAACTTGTCCTGTAATATCTATCTTATCTTTTTTAACAAGTCCTACTCTATCTAATATTTGTTTTGCCGCTTCCATTCGAATATTAACACCAGGTGTTTTACCATCCTCATCTAATGCATCAACTAAACCTTTTACTGCTTTAGCTGAATTAAGTGCAAGTGAATATTCTGCTCTCTCTAGTATTTCTTCTTTTAATGCTTTAACAACTTTAGGATAAGAGTTTTGTGCATAGCCTGCAATCTCTCCTGCTTTCTTTGGACTACCTTCTGCTTCTCCAAACAATGCTGTAAGAAAAGTTTGTTGCTGTTCTGTTAATTCTCTAGTTTCTTTTTTTGTTGGTAGCATTATTAAATCCAAATGTTTTTTTAAAAGCCGCTATTAATCCATATGGGTCATCATGAGGATAACCAATACTATTTAATTTAGGTTTAGTTTCTTTTTTAATTTTTTTAACTTTAATTTTTTTTATACCCATTTATTTTTTCTTATATCGTGTTTGCCTTTTACTTTTAATCCTTCATGTGCTTTTGTAGCAATTTGTGTTCGTAATTTATCTTCTGGTGTATTCATTGGTGATAATGTAATCATTTTAGGTACATTTATAACTAATGAAACATTAGGGTCTTTACAAGGATTTTTTCTTTCACTTATAGATAACATCTCTGTAAAGTATTGTTTTGTTTTTTTATTGTAGTATTCGTATGTTGGCATTAATTATTATGTTCACAACAATTGCATTGACATTCGCCACCACAACATGAACCACCATTAGAACAATGACAAGCATGCCCACATGTTTTACAAGTGCCACAATCATTAGGCTCTGGTAATACATTATAATCTTTCAAATGCCATCCATATCTTTCAGTGTAAACAGCTTTCTGTATCATGTTTTTTTAATTATTTTTTTCCTTTAGATAATTTTTCTAATTTTTTTTGTAATGCTTTTATTTCTTTTTTAACATTAGCAATAGGGCCTGCTGTTTTCATTTGTACAATAGTCATTCCACTTCTTGCCGCATCTCTTATGTCTGCTCTATTTTTATCAGCTTGTTTTTCTTTAAAAGTTTTTGACTTTGGATTTTGTCCTCCACCTTTACCTTTATATCCTTTTATAGAACTATAGTAAGACTTGGCCGCATCTTTTTTTAATTTATTTTTTTGACGTTTACGTCTATCAACTTCTGCTTTTTTAATAGCATCATCTTTTTTCTTTTTATCTGATTTAGATTTTTTCTTTATCATGTCTTTTTATTTCTATTAGCAAAATTACGAGCCGCTTCAACTGAGCCAAAACCCCATTTCTTCAATGCTAGTGCCTTTCTAGTTGGTCTACCTTTTGAATCTTTCATTGGGCCTTTCATTCCTGCAAATCTTGCGGCAAAAGAAACTCTTCGTGGATTTGTTCCTTTAGCAACAGGCTTTTTAAGATTAGCACCTTCTTTTCTTTTAAAGTATTTTCTACCAGCCTCTGTTAATCCACCAGTTTTACTTTTATGTTCTTTTCGCATTTGTTTTCTTTAAAACTTTTTTTAACGTATTAGCTTGTTTTTTATGTGACCTTGAGGCTTTAGTAAGACCTTTAACTACTTTTTTAATTTTTTTTCTTTGGTTGTCTAGCATTATGTTCCTACTTTTTTTTGGGCCATTTTATGTGCTTGAGTAAATGTTTTACCTGCTTTCATTTCTTTTTTCATTATTGCCATATGTTTAGCAGAATGATGTACAGAATGTTTTTTTAATGTATTTTTTTGTCTTTGTGTTAATTCTTTTTTCATGAAAACTTTCTATATGATGCTGTTTTCTTTGCTATCTTCTTTGGTTGTTTAGCTACTTGCTTTCCTGCCTTTTTAGCTTTTCTTTTAGCTTTAGTAGTAGCGGCATATTCTGCAGAAGAAAGAGCTTTAATAGCTTTTTCTGGAAGATATCTTTCACCAGTAACAGAGCTTTTCTTACCACTCTTTGTTCTCCACTTTTGTTTACCCCAGGCTTTAAGGCTTCTTTGACTTTTTGCTAGTGCCATTTTTCTTTTTCTTTTTCTTTAGTAACTTAAAATCACCTTTATCAATCTTATTATTTTTATTTAAATCTAATTTTTTTTGATTACCTTTTAGCATTACTTATATCCTCCACCTGCTTTTTTATATGCCTTTGCTAATGCTTGGGCTTTTCTAGCTGACCACTTACCTGCCGCAGTACCATGACTAGCTTGAGCTTTAATTCTATTAAAGATAGCTTTACGTTTACCTGGCTGTGTATAATTGCCTGCTTTATTAACTGTTGATTTCTTTTTTGTCATTACGAGTTTTTATATTTTTTGCCGGCAGACTTAGTTCTCGGGAAGGAACGATTCTTGCTTGCTGATTTGACTGTGAGATTGCTACGTTTATTATTCATAGCATTCCCATCTTTGTGGTGAACATCTTTGTTATCACCTGTTTTTACCAAGCCTGCCTTTTTTGCTACACGTCTAGCTTTGTTACGCATAGCTCTCTTCTTTTTACGAAGAGAAGAATCATTACTGTTCTCTTGTTTGTAATTCCTTTTGTAGTTCGGTGAACTAGGCATACATTGACTTAGATTTCTTAGCTTTTTTATCTGCTCTCATCTTAGTCATACCAGATTTAGCTTTAGCAGTAGTTGCTTTGCCCATCTTTTTCTTCATACCCATCATTTTCTTTGCAGGTTTCTTTCCCATTTTTCCGTACATAGTAGTTTACTCCTTAAATTATATTTTTTATTAGTTTTTCCACAAATTTATAGTCATTTACTTGGCTATTTCTGAATTTATGAAACTTTTTAAAGCTATTTTGTAAGCTAGTTTTGTATTTTTCTTTATCTTCTTTAGATTTTGCACTATAAAACTCTTGACTTTGTTTAATTATGTCTTCTTTTAAGCTGAACAAGCTAGGCATTCTTCTTCTTCTGTAGAAACATCCAGTGCTTTTGTTGTATCTGGTCTTTTAAGTCTTTCATTCTCTGCACGTAACTTAACTCTATCCCCATATACTTTTTCTAACTTATCATACAAGTAATTTTTATCATCTTTTAATAGTTGTATGTCTTTTTGTAGTTTTGAAACTGTTTGTGTTAGTTCTGTAATCATATCATTTGTTGTCATTTTGTTCTCCAGAGTTTAAAGTATAGGGTACCAATGGAAAACATTGAATCCATTGGTTAGAAATCGTTGGAACTCGTGTTTATCGTGGTGAGTTCCCTAGACCACCAATGGAATAGGTGTATTTTTTACGGCGTATAGCCTTAAGGTATCTTAAAGCGTGTGTGCTATGTTGCCAAATAAAAAATACATACCCCCTATTATAGTACTTTACACAAATCTGTCAACTATTTTTTTATAATTTTGTATTTTTTTATTGACAAATTTGATATAAAGTGTATAATGAATTACCCCTTTAGGAAGCCCCTACGTCATATCCATAGTATGTGGCGAATATTGTAGTTTACACCTTAATTTTGTATTTTTAGCACAGTGGGGTGTATATATATGGGGGAGCCCCCCATGCCCCCTGCACTCCCTTTGGTCGTTTATAGTCAACCTAAAGGTTGCCTCTTTGTTTTCGTAGTGTAAACACTACGGTGTCGGAATAAAATCCCAAAGTTTAAACTAGATTTGCCCTTAAGTCAATAAGAAATATAAAAAATATGTGGATAAGTTTTATATGTGGTTTCCCTTGTAATAACTTTAAGCACAAGCAAAAATTTTAATCTTTTCACGTGAAATATAACAGATAATCAATATATTAAATATATGTAAACTATATTTACAACCTTTACAAAATACCTAGATATATTTACAAAGTTTACACAATTACGATACAAGATAGACAAGAACATAATAGGAACGAATTGAGGCAAGATTGTGTTAAAAATGGCATAGACTATGCCTTTTATTTTATTCACATTATTTTAATTATTTTTATAATATTATATTGACTTATCAAAACTCTATATTTAAGGTATATCTATAATTAATTCATAAGGAATTAATAAAACTACTTAATGAAAGGGTTTAAAAATGAGTAGTAAAGAAAGTAATAAGATTGAAGATACTTTTAATCTAGTTAAACCTAATAACAAGGAAACTATTAAAACTATCGAAAATGACCTTAAAAATATTCAAGCGGGTGATTTGAAAGTTAATCAAGGCACAGCAAGTCTATCAGTTGGAATTATTAACAGTAATTCTATAAGTGCTGAAAGTTTGAAATTGATTAAGGGTATTGAAAGTAGATGGACGCCAAGTCATATCAATAAACTTTCAAAAATGTTTGTTAGAGATGTTTTAGAAGATAATTTTAAAACATTTGATAAGGTTAAAAAACAAGCATTAAAAAGAAGTATGAAAATTGCTGTTGCAATAATTATACAAAATTCACTAGGAACTTTTACAGATGATAAGAGTTATAACAGTAAAGGCGAAATAGCGATTAAATCTAATAAATTTACTAAAAAATTAAAAGATTTATTCGACTCATCAGGCGAAGGCGGTGTTAAAGCATTGAGTGTTAAAAATGCTACGACTTACGCAAGTGAAGTTTTAGGTCTTAAAGTTGTAGGGGGTAGTGAACTTAAAGGGGCGATTGATAAAGTTATGAACTTGATTACATCTGAAAAACATTATGATAATATGTTTGAAGATTTACCCCCAGATTGTAGAGCTTTATGGCTACCCTTAAGAAATAAAGTTGATAGCATTATGCGACAATTAAAAATTGAGCAAGATAAAAAAATATATGCTACAAAATAAACTTTAATACATACCAATAATTAAGCCCACCTTTTTAGGTGGGTTTTTTTTGGTCTAAATTTTTTTAGTGAAACCGTAGTAGATAAGAAAAAGCAAAAGAAAATAAAAACAAAACCGTAGTTACAAAAACAAAAAGAAAAACAAAAGGTAAACTGCGACAGTTTGACATAAGGTAGGTAAAATGGTATATTATAAATATTGGCTACGGAACTCTCTTGAATAATACTAGTTATAAATCAAGTTGAGCGAGATAACCTGCACGATAGATGGTATAGTAGCGTGGCTTGGCAGTGCCCAGAAGTGTAAGCTGATAGTTCGACTAAGCAACTTTAAACTGCCATTTAAAAAGAAAGGAAATAATATGTTTAGATGGTCGGAGGAAACCTTTAATCATGCCAAGAAATTATACAAACAAGGTGTGAGAACATCTGTGATTGCAGAAAAGATTGGCACAACTAAAAATTCTGTGCTTGG